AGTCCGACGACATCACCAACTTCCGCCATGCCCTGATCGAGTTCGACAGCGGCACGATGGAGGAGCAATGGTCGGTCATCTCGGCCCTTGAGCTTCCCTGCTCTGCGGTCATTCACTCAGGCTCGCGCTCGGTCCATGCCTGGGTCAAGGTCGAGGCCAAGGATGCCAAGGAGTACGAGGAGCGGGTGTCTTACCTGTACTCCAAGATGTCGCAGTTCGACATCGACCCCAAGAACAAGGATGCCTCACGCCTCTCGCGCCTCCCCGGTGCGCCGAGGAAACTCGCCAATGCCCACCAGGCGTTGCTGGCAACAAACACAGGTCGCAGCGGGTGGAGCGAGTGGAAGGCGCACATGGAGGCGATGAACCTGCCACAGCCTACGCCGTGGCCTGACATCCTTGGATTCAGGGCGGAAGATGATGGTGATTGCTTGCTTGGCAATCGCTGGTTGTGCAGGGGCGGGAGTTGCGTTTGGGTCGGAGGCTCCGGGCTTGGCAAGTCCACGCTCTGCCTTCAGGCCATGATGACCTGGGCAATCGGCCTTCCGTTCCTTGGCATTACGCCAAAGAAGCCGCTTCGTAGCCTGCTTATCCAAGCCGAGAACGACCTTGGTGACGTTGCCGAGATGGCCCAGGGGGTACTTCGGCACCTAAAGGGAACGCTCAATCTTACCGATGAGCAGTCCGCACAGATCCTAGCCAACGTGGTTATCGTCAGGGATTCGACCAAGACCGGGCAAGACTTCGCCAAGATGGCGGCTGCCCTGATAGGATTGCACAGGCCGGACCTATGCTGGGTTGATCCGCTCCTGTCCTTCATAGGAGGGGATGCGTTGGCCCAGGAGAACATGACAATGTTCCTTCGGCATTGCCTGAACCCGATAAGTGTGGCGACTGGTGTGACTTGGATGGTAATGCACCACACGCCAAAGCCACCCAAGGAAGGGCATGGCTCGCAGGTGCTTTATGATCTCGCCTACGCAGGGATAGGGTCAAGTGAGCTTACCAACTGGGCAAGGGCCGTTGTGTACCTTCAGGCGGTGAAGGAAGGGCATTTTAAGCTGTCTTTCCCAAAGCGGGGAGGAAGGGCTGCGATTCCTTGGCCGCAAAGCGATACAGACCTGCACGCCAGCAAGTACGCCACCCATGTATGGCTAAAGCACGCAGAGGAATGGATGGCATGGGAGGAGTCTAACGGGCCTGAGAATACAGGCAGGGGCAGGCCAGAGGTGACCATCGAAAGGGCTATACCAGATTGGCCCAAAGGGGGTGGTTATGGTACCTGCATCGACCATATTATAGCGTCTGTGGCATGCTCGAAACGCAAGGCTCAGGAGCTATTCGCGGTCGCAAAACAGGACGGGACGATCACAAAGAATGGGGATGGCTGGGACATCACCCAGCTTTCGTAAGTCGTTGATAATGGTTTTTGCAGAAATGCGACTTACGCAAGATTTGTGACCACCGCAACAAATGTTTCTGCGGTACCGCAACAATTCGCTTTTTGCCGCATACCGCAACTACCGCAAGAAATACCCCTTATAGGGGTATTTCTGCGGTATTGCTGCGGCGGTCGAAAATCTTTTCTGCGGTGGTGGGTCAAAAGTTGGATCGGCAAATCTTGCGTAAGTGTTTTCAAATTGAAAACGGCGGGTCGGGGTCAAAAGATACGCTTTGTGACGTCGCTATGCGTGCTATACTAGCCAAATGAAACAAGGTCTATACGCCAACATGAACCGCAGGAAGCGTCTTGGGATCTCACGGTCCAAGCGGAAGTCCACGATCCAGCCCAAGGTATGGCGTATGATGAAGGCCAAGCGTGGTGGCTTCAGTGAAAACAAAGGTTGAGTTAGCTTGGGACTACATTGAGTTGTTGATTCTGGAGAACTCCAGACTACACAAGACTATTGGAAGGGTAGATCGGTTCTTTGGGGATGTGCTTGCCAACTGCAGCCATGAGGTTTATCAGGCTAACATGGATGCGATGATTGCTGACCTTGAAGACCTCAACGGGTTTATCGATACGCACAAGGCAAAGATAGCCAAACTAGCGGAGGCACTGAATGAACCCACGAAACCTACCCTGTAATAGCCCCAGACGTACCCCGGGAGGGTCCAAGAAGTTTGTAGTGCGGGCATGCTCAGGCGGTAAATCCAAGACCATCCGCTTCGGTGACCCCAAGATGACCATCAAGAAGTCCAATCCTGCCCGCAGGAAGAGCTTCCGGGCTAGGCATAGGTGCGATTCGCAGCCCCCGTCCAAGACCAGCGCCAGATACTGGAGTTGTCGTAAGTGGTGAAAAAAGGCTCCACAATGCCCCGCAATCGAGCGGAAATGGCCCTAGAAACGAGGATTGACGCAAAGTGCATACCCCACACCACCCAATCGAAGATACGGCCTTTAAAGACGAAATTGCCAGAATCCTTGGGTAACAAGGCTTGTTGCGTGTCTATTGGCAGGTAAATCAAAACCAAAAATCAAAACCTGCTGGAAAATCTCCAGCAGGAAATTCAAAAATAAAATCCTATCCGCCCGCGCGGAATCTCGCTCCTTAATAGGCACTTTCGGTTTAGCCAATAGAATATAGTGGCAGCCGGAAAATCGAAATAATTCCTAGCAAGTTGATAGGAATTGTAGGAATTGAATAAAATAAAAAGCCGGCAAGGGAATAAAACCCAAGCCGGCCCGGGTGCTACTTTCTAAAGAGCACCCAAAACACGGCCGCCATTATGGCGCCGAATATAACTCCGATACCAAAGCTATTCACGGCGCCTTATTTTATGCGTGTGCGTACCGGCATGGTCCCCAATCCAAAAAGCCGGCACCGGGTACCACGACGCGTAAACGTCGTCATAATACTCGCAGCCGTCTTGTATTATATCTAATTCTTTAAGCATATGTTTCCCTTCTTTTATGTTTTCTCTTTGGTCCCAGCGTCCGCCGGTCCCGTGCATGCCCTACGGTTTGAACGTAAGACATGAGGCGGGAACGTCCTTAGCTAGTTAACGGCCGCAATCGCCGCCGCCTTCTTTTTCGCCGCACCGTGCGGCATGAATCCGACGACTACAGACCGTTGACCGCGAGCACAAAGCCGGCAGCGTGCGCAATTCATTCCCTCTATTTTCTGTGCCGGGCATATCACAACTTTACGGCCGGCCGGCGTTGTCGTGTTTTCAGTTATCCCGTCGGGGAGAATTGTCGCAACCGGACCAATGCCAAGCGCCGCCAACTCGTCGGCATGATTCAAACCGTTAGCGGATAGATTCACCGTAAAACCGTCCCGGTTTGCCGCCGCAATCGCTTCCCGGTTTTCCCTTACCGGGCCGTTTTGCCTATCTAAAACCGGTTTATGCGTGTAAGTGAAGCCGTTGCGGCCCGTGTTCGCTTTGACTAGGTCCGCCAACATGGCGCCATCAATAACTTCATTCTCCCCGGGCAAGTCCCCGCGCCAAAAAGTTTGCCCGGGCAGCCGGCGAACTTTCTCCAAAAAGCCGGCGAACGTGTCCCCCCGCTTCCCGGCCGTCACCTTGTCCCAATGCCAGCCAATTGGGCCGACTACAAAGCAACCGTTAGCCTTTAGCGGGCATGAATCCGGGCAAGTTCTGCGGTCACTTGTTGAAACAAACATGGGGCCGGTTTTTGCGTTTTGAGAGATAGGTGAAGAGTGATATTTCGAATTTTGCATATGTTTAAAATAGTGGCGCCGGGAAACGGTTGGAACGTCCCCGGCGCCTTTTTGTTTATTGTTTACGATGCGAGGGCAAGCGCCATGTCACGCGCAACGGCATGAACGTTCCCGCCACGCTGAAACGTTTCGACGTGTAGGTCCGCAAGCTTCCCCTTGGCGGCAACGTCGGCGACGTTCCACAAGGTGCGATTGAATCGGATGCCCGCGTCAATGTTTCGCAATGCCCGCACGCTATAATGCCGGCCGCCGGTACGATAACCACGCGTGAAGTTTTCCTGAACGCGATTGAATGTCCGCCACAAGTCATTTTGTACATCTTCGCTGCGGTGGTAAATTTGCGCGGCATATTCTGCGCGGCTGATTTTCCTTACCGCTTCTTCACGCCCCCAACGCGCTGCCGCGCCAAGGTGAAAAAGCATTTTCCGCTGATTTTCGTCCAAGTTGACTTGTTGCCATTCCCAAACTTGAGAAGACAACTTAGGGACGTAAGACTTGACTTCTTCCGCCCCGGCCCTGATAAGTCGCGACAACTCCCCGGGGTTTCCGACGTGGCGGATCCTAATTGATGCGGCAAGCGCGCCAGCATAAATTCCATTCATACAAACGGCGCGAAACACGCCAGCCATCATTACAAAAGCGGACGTCCCGTCGTTCCCGTTTTTCATGACAAGTTGCGGGCGGAATTCCCTCGTCGATGGCAAGCTTGGATGATCCAAGCGTATGACATGCCCGAGATATGGGACGCGCTCCGCGAACCGTGTACCCTTTACTGTACGCTGCGAAACGCGCCAACCGTCCGCCATAAGCGGCGCGAGCGCGTCGGCCGTGCTAATTCCCGCGAAACGCGCGGACGTTGTCCCCGGGTAGCCCGTGGACGTGGTTAGATATGATTGGTTCTCTGTCACTGTTTGCATGGTAGTTTCCTCCTATTTCCTTTTATTGTTTACTGTCCCGGCGAGAATCCCGAGAAGGATTCCCGCTAGGAAAACGGTTGCAATGGCGCCGGCAAGGGCCGGGAATGTCACGGTTGCGGTTGCGGGTATCATTTGCCGCTCGCAATCTTTTTGAGTTGCGCAACGGGGAAAACCCAACGCACACCATTCACAATTACATAAGCGCGCCATTTCCCGATAACGTTTTTCCTTAGGCGCTCAACGGTCCCGGTTTTTACGCCGGGCCGCCTAAGTTGAAATGAATCAGGCAACGTGACAGTGTCTCCCCTAATAAAATCGGGCCGGGAAGCTTGGGCCGGGAATGTCGCGGCAGGGGTTGCGGGTATCATCGGATATCTCCTTCCCAAGTTTTCATTACCTCGCGTGTCGCAATGGCTTTTATGATTTGATATTTCACCCTAATTGGATTCTCGAGCGCCATTACCCCGTTTCCGCGTATGCAATCGCGCAAGTATTCTTCGGCGGCATTTAGGGTTAGGAATTCGCGCAACCTCTTCCAAGGTTTTGCGGGATTTTCTCCGCAATAAACGCGGACATAAAAATAAGTTGCATCCGCAATTCGGGAAGCTTGGGCCGTTCCCGTTTCGGCGCTAGTCGTGTTTTGCATGGAAGTAAGTTCGCACCTTATGCCGCATCTTGCAAGCTTTTTTATTAAAATATTTCAAACTTTACCTTATTCTATGTCCGCTATCTTCACCCTCCCTGCGAATCAAAACGCCATGGCGGCCGTTTAAACGCGATTTTTACGCCTTGGGGAAGCTTAAAACCGTGATATAGTGTAGGAATGCCCGAGGAAAAAGGCGGACGGCCGACGAAGTATAGTGAAGAGATTGCCGAGAAGGTCATCGCATATATCCGTAAGGGTTTGACTTGGGAGCGTGCGGCCGAAGCCGTGGGGATTCCTGAGCGGACCATCCAAGGATGGCAAGAAAGCCGGCCCGCATTCCGCGACGCTATAAAAAAAGCGCGGCGAGAATTAGAGGCGAGTTTATTAGATTCAATCAGCGAAGCAGGCGTAAAGCATTGGCAGGCAAAGGCTTGGATAGCGGAGCGCGTGTTCGGATATGCGCAGCCAAGCGCTCGAGTTGACGTGAAGGCGGAACTGAATCACGGACTCTCCCCAAGCTTGGCGGCGATGCTCGCCGGCATTCATTCACGGTCAACGACTTACGTAAAGTCTGCACAAGTCGTTGATAATCAGGCTAGTTTAGACAATGTTTATTGCGCGACAAATGAGCCGGCCCTAATTCCGGCGGGAAAATCTAAAATTGACAAACTAAGTAAGCGTAAGTTGGTAAGACAAAGGAAGTTGCAACGCACCACCACACCACCCCGGGACGCCCCCAATCCCCCAAAATTTTCGCATACCCCCCCAGAGAAAACCGACCAAAACAAAAAGGAAGATGGCGAAGCCCCCCAAGAGCAGGCGTAAGTCGCCAGAAGAAGTTCTTCAGGACATCGCAACTCCTGAGGGTTTCGCACGGCACGTTATCGGCATCAAGCTTTACGATTGGCAGCGTGCGGTCCTGCGGGATCTCGCCAAGGAGCAATCCCGGGTAGCCCTGCGTGCCGCTAACGGTTCCGGCAAGACCAGCACCGTCATCGCGTCTATTTTGCTTTGGCATTGCTTTTGTTTTAAGAGGTCAATTTCGGTGACGACCGCCGGGGTCTTCCGGCAGGTCGAATCGCAGTTGTGGCCGAGCCTTCGCAACTACGTTGCCCGCTTGGGTGGTGGTTGGGACGTAACATCAGGAGAGATTCGATACACGGACCCGCAGGGCGATACAAGCAGAATTATTGGCTATTCCGCAACCGACCCCGGACGGGCGGAAGGATGGCACGCCGAGGACCACACCAAGCACCCCCTGCTCATGGTTGTGGACGAGGCGAAGTCTGTCGCTGACCCGTTGTTCGAGGCCATCAGTCGCTGCCAACCCACCCGCCTGCTTATTGCGTCCAGCCCCGGGGGTACCAGTGGAGCCTTCTACCGCGCGTTTACCAAGGAGGCGAACATGTGGAAGACCCACGCCGTAGCCGCCAAGGACTGCCCGCATATACCGCAAATACAGATTGACGAGGTCATCCAAAGGTACGGCGAGAAGCATCCCCTGACCCGCTCCATGATTTACGGCGAGTTCGTTGACATAGGCGCCGAGAGTCTTGTCATTAGCCTTACCCAGATCCAGAACTGCCAGAATAGCCCGCCAGACTACAAGCCTGCGGAACGGGTAGCCGGGGTCGATTTTGCTGCCGGCGGTGACTGCAACGTGCTTTGCGTAAGGGACGGCAACAAGGTACTACCCATGGTGGCTTGGCGCGAAAGGGACACCATGTCTGCCGTTGGTAGGTTTATAGTGGAGTTTAAGAAAGCCGGCCTGAAGCCTGAGAACATTTACGCCGACGCCAGCGGTCTTGGCATGGTTATGTGCGATGCCTTGGCAGAGGCGGGTTGGGACGTCAACCGGGTTAACTTTGGTTCCACCCCATACGACCCCGACGCCTACACCAACCGCGCCGCCGAGATGTGGTACGGGATGTCAAAGAAGATCGAGGCGTGCGAGATCATTCTGCCCGAGGACGACGACCTGATCGCCCAGCTAACTTGCCGTCGCACCACGACCAACTCCAAAGGCAAGCTGGGAGTAGAATCCAAGGACTCGATGCGGTCCCGTGGCATTTCATCGCCAGATCGTGCGGATGCCCTTGCCCTCTGCTTGGATGGTGGTAATCTTCGGTTTGATTTGACTTTCCCCGTCGAGAAGCCAACGTGGAGGTCATTGCAAGCCTTGATGGAATCGAGTGATCCTGTCATGGCGGGCTTCGACGCAGGAGGTTAATATGAATATCTGGAATTGGATTACTTCAAACTGGACTGAGATTGTTGCCGCCCTTGGTGGCATCGTGCTTGCTGCGCGTATCATTGTGAAGTTGACCCCGACCCCCGCCGACGATTCGGCGCTGGAAAAAGTTGTCAGCTTCCTCAAGACGCTCGGTCTCCACATTAAATAACTTTAAGTGATCGGTGCGATACTTAACATCATTGCATCGATCCTTCGCCTCATCCCCGGTTGGCGCGAGAAGCGCATCGATCGGGCGGAAGGCGATTGGCGCAACAACCGTGACGCCATTGATCGCGATCTTGGCCCTAAGCCTTGGTGGATGCGCCACGACGACCCCCGTAACGAATACGACCGGGGCCGTTGAGGCTCTGATGCGCGATGAGAACTACCCTGCTGTACGCGATTCTTCTCCTGCCGTCCGCGCATGGTCAAAACGCGCTTTGCATTACATCAACGATCTTTCGTTTGAGCTAAACCGGGAACGCGACAAATGAACGCTAAAGACACGCGCCGCAACGACTACTACGTCAGGATCATCGAAGCTCTTAACCAGCGCGAGACTTGGGAGAACCGGCAACGGCTGTTTTATCAGGCCCGCTACTTCGGTGTCCGCCGCAAGGTCAAGCCTTGGCCGACCGCCGCCGATCTGCACGTCCAGTTGATCGATACGGCCATTGAGAAGCTAAAACCCTCCTTCGTCAACTCCGCCATCGGCAACGACATTCTTTCCAGCTTTGTTCCCATGCGGCAGCAGATTGCCCCGCTGACCGTTTCCGCCGAGCGTTGGTTTGATTACCAGATGCGCGAGCGCACCAACTTCCAGAAAGAGATTGTTTCCGTAATCGACAACATCCTGCTCTACGGCCGTGGCGTCGCTAAGGTGATATGGAACGAGGACAAGAAGCGTATTGACTTCGAGGCGATCGATCCCTTCCATATTATCGTACCTTCCTACACCAAGGAATTCAAAGATGCCGATTTCATTGTTCACATCATCTCCACGAGCGTCGACTCCTATAAGGCAAATCCGCTTTACAAGCAGGACGAAGACTTTATTAAAACCATTTCGGGTAAGCCCTCCAAATCGGTGGGCCTACGAAGTGAGATTCAGGACGAGATTTACCGCCGCGAGGGAATTACTCAGGAGGCTGAGAACGATCGCATCATTCTTTGGGAAATGTATACGCCGACCGAGGACGGATGGAAGGTCGAGACTTATAGCCCGCTGGTTGTCACCGAAGATGTAAGGAAGCCGTTCGTTCTGCCTTACAAGCATGGCGAACCGCCCTTTGTGGATTTCCCCTATGAGATAACCGGGGGAGGTTGGTATAGCCCACGGGGAGTCGCAGAAATTCTCCTCCCCGGAGAGAATCTGCTCAACAAGCTGAAGAATAGCCTGAGCGATTACGTTGAGCTTGCCAACCGCCCTGTTTTTGAAGCACAGAATCCAGTAAGCCTAAACACGGCGAACCTGAAAATGCAGCCCGGGCAGATCCTGCCGCAGGGTCTCAAGCCGGTGCAGTTCAGCCAACCTCCGTTCGATTTCCAGCGCCTTATGCTGGAGGAGCGGATGCTGGCCGAGCAGCGGATGGGCAACCCTGACTTTGCCGCCGGCTCGCAGTATCAGGTGGCCGATCGCAAGACTGCGACCGAGATCGCGGCTATGCAGGGTCAGGCTGCTGCCTCCGGGGATCTGCGCAATCGTATTTTCCGAATGGGCTTGGCTCATCTCTTTAAGCAAAGCTGGGCGCTTTATGTCCAGTACAACAAGAAGGATCTCATGTTCCGCTATGCGGAAGAGACCGGCTCGATGCCGCCCGAAGGTATCCACGAAGATTACTCGATCGAGCCGAAGGGCGGGATGGATTTCATCAACCGCCAGTTCTCGCTACAGAAAGCCGTCGCCCGGATGCAGATGTTCCTGAACAATCCGTTCGTCAATCAGGGCGAACTGGTAAAGTCTGTCATCGAGCAGGACGACCCGAGCCTTGTGCGCCGCCTCTACCAAGACCCGCAGGCCGGCACCGGGGATCAGGCCGAGGATCAGGCTACCGAAATTGCGACCATGCTCGCCACCGGCTTCCCGGTCCAGATCAAGCCGTCCGACGATCACAAGGCCCATATCCAAGTTCTTTTCCAATTCAACCAAGCCGCCCAAGCGCGTCAGCAACCCGTGGATCAAATGTCCATGCAGGTTCTCATGCAACACTTGCAGCAACATCTCGCTGCGCTTGAGCAGGTCGATCCGAACACATCCCGCGCCATCCAGAAACAGCTTCGTGACGCAGCCAAGGCAGAAGCCAAGGCAATGGAGCAGCAGGGCGGGATGGTTCCTGACGAAGGAGCAAATCAACCTACCTTGCAAACCACGGGATGATCGTCCCGGTAATGCGAGACGCCTTCCAACAGGAAGGCTTGGCTAAGTTGTGCCAGTGGGCCAACGAGAGCGGTGCTAACGGTGCTGCCGTTGAGATTGGCTCCTACAGCGGCGAAGGAACCGAGGTTATTGCCAAATATTTCAAGACCGTGCTTGCGGTCGATCCTTGGATCAACGGGTATGATATCGGTGACGTCGCAAGCCAGCAATGCCCCATGAAGTTTGTTTTCGAGGCTTTCCAGAACCGTACCAAGCCCCTTGGTAACGTATCTTTCAGCCGTGGGAAAAGCCTTGACGCCTTGGAGTTTGTTGCCGATGGTTCGCTGGATCTGGTATATGTTGACGGCGATCACAGGTATGAGGCGGTGCTGGCAGACGTCAAGGGCTGGGAGCCGAAGCTACGTCAGGGTGGGATCATGGCTGGACACGATTGGAGTTTCCCGGCAGTACAGAAGGCTCTGGGCGAAATCTACAAAGATGCGAAGTTCGTCCTTTTCCAAGGCGACAGTTGGGCGCTGATGCCATGAGGAAGCTGCGTGCAATCCTAGCCTTCATCCGCAACCAAGAGTGGGTTGAGGAACCTAAATGGCTCGATGAGGATGAGCGGGCGCTCAAGTCTTTCATGGGTACGCCGGCCGGACAGAAGCTTAGTCTTATACTTTTGAACCTAACTTTGCGCCAGAATGCTGCCGCCGTGATGAAGAAAGAAGAAGCACTTGCGGAGGCGTGCGGGTATGCTAAAGGTTTCCGTGGTTGTGTTGCGACCATCGAGTCGCTTGCAACCGCAAAATTAAACTCGGCCGTCCCGGGCTACGGGGACGATGCCGATGAACCAGTAGCAAACTAACCTCCCGGCAGGAATGACTCCCCTGCCAAAGAGTGTAAGAAAGGGTCAAAATGGCGGATTCAGGAAATCTTACCGAAACGGAAATTCTCGCAATGGCTGCCGCAGCCGACGAGGGCCGGGAATACAATCCCGAACCCAAGAAGGACGAAGCCAAGGCAACAACTGAAACGGATAAGGTTAGTGGAAGTACCGAGCAGAAGCCCACGTCTGCGGAAGAAGCCGAACCAAAACAGGAAGCCTCGAGTGAGGCTCCCGCAACCGAGGAGAAATCCGAGGAAGCGAAAAGTTCTCTAACAACGCAACCAGAAGATTCCAAGCCAGATTCGGCTTCCGAAAAGAAGCAATCTAGGTATGAGAAGGCCAAATCGCGACTCCAGAAGGAGTGGGAAGATGTCCAAGCAGAAAAAGCTAAACTCAAGGCAGAGCGAGAAGCCCTTGAGTCGGCGCGAAATGCAAGGACGACTTCAGAGGCTCCTAAGGAAGAGGCAAAGCAAAGCAGTCGAAAATTTAGCCCGGAGGATTACCGGGAAGCGGCAAAGAACTATCGTGGCGAAGGCCGCGACGATCTTGCGCAGATTGCAGAGCAAAGAGCCTCGGAAGTAGAAGCGGAAGAGCGAAAGGAGATTGAGGAGAAGACCAAGACGGAGATGAAATCCGCTTGGGACAGGAATCTCC